TGGCGCACTACGCACAGAAGCTTGTAGAGGTTTTGGAGGAGCCCCAGTGAAACTACACCCATTACTCGTGGCAGAGCTAGATAACACTGGGCTGCCTTGGGATGTAGTCGAGGGGACTAGACACCACAAAGTGCGGTTGTGTGGGCACATGGTTGGTATATACCCTAAGGGTAACGCAGCGGGAGTGGATCGACGCGCGCTTCTTAATACGATCTCTCAAGTGCGCCGCGCAGCTAGGGGACTAAAAACCAAATGACCGCATGGAGCTACTCGTCGATCAAGACCTTCGACCAATGTCCGAAGAAGTACTTCCACCTCAAGGTGGTTAAGGACGTTAAAGATACGCCGGGTGAGGCGGCGGACTATGGCACCGCTGTCCACCTTGCTGCCGAGGAATATATCCGGAATGGTACCCCCATTCCGGATAAGTTTGCATTCATGCGCCCCATCGTCGAGCGGCTTGAGCAGTTGCCGGGAGAGAAGCATGCCGAGCTTAAGCTAGGCATCCGCAAGGACTTCTCCCCCTGCGATTTCTTTGCCAAGGACGTATGGTGGCGCGGGGTAGCCGACTTGGTGGTGGTTGACGGGCACCGTGCATGGTGTGTGGACTACAAGACGGGGAAGAACGCGCGCTACGCTGATACCAAGCAGCTCGATCTGCTGGCCGGTGCGTTGTTCTCGCATTTCCCGGAAGTGACCACGGTCAAGTCGTCACTTCTCTACGTTGTTAGCGGAAACCTTATACCCAAAAAGCATATGGTGACCGAGCGTAGTCGGTATCTGGCCGTGTTCGATGAGCAGCTGGACCGGCTCGACGCGGCTATGGAAAATGGTGTATGGAACGCTAAGACCAGCCCGCTGTGCGGGTGGTGCCCGGTCACAAGCTGCGAGCACTGGAAGCCTAGGAGGAAGTGATGCCCCGCGATTACCGCGCCGAGTACGACAATTATCATGCCGACCCGAAGCAGAAGAAGAACCGCGCAGCGCGCAACGCCGCCCGCGCCACGATGGCTAAAAAGGGTAAGGTCAAGAAGGGTGATGGCAAGGATGTCGCCCACGTGAAGGCGTTCGACAAGGGCGGTAACAATAGTACCGGCCTGAAGGTAGAAGCGAAGAGTAAGAACCGTTCATTCAAGCGGGATAGCAAAGGCAACCTCGTATCAGAAACGAGCAAGCGCGAGCGCAAGAAGTAACCTACTAGGAGCAAACTAGTGCAGATCGTAGATAATAGGGCACTCCTGCTGGATGTGTCAGATACCGCCGCTGTGACGGGGGCCATCGCAAAAAGTACCAAGGTCGAAGGCGGGGTCCTCGTCCACTGGGGGCACAAGGAAGCAGAACAGCTAGCGCAGCTGTATAGCGACGTACCCTCTCCCATCCTTAAGGACTACCAGTGGACCGGCAAATACACGCCGTTCGACCACCAGAAGGAAACCTCGTCGTTCCTCTCGATCCGGCGCAAAGCGTTCTGCTTCAACGAGCAGGGTACGGGTAAGACAGCCAGCGTTATCTGGGCGGCGGACTACCTCATCAAGAAGGGGCTGATTAAGCGCATACTGGTGCTATGCCCCCTGTCGATCATGAAGTCGGCTTGGCAGCGCGACCTGTTCACCTTTGCTATGCACCGCTCATGCGGCGTAGCGCACGGCGTTGCCGATCAACGCAAGAAGATTATCGCGTCTGGCGCGGAGTTTCTCATCATTAACTTTGACGGCCTCAACGTGGTCAAGGACGAGATCGTCGCTGGGGGTTTTGACCTGATCGTGGTGGATGAAGCCAACGCCTACAAGAATGCACAGACCAACCGTTGGAAGGTGCTTAACCAGATCATCAAGGCCACTGACCCGCGCCTCTGGATGCTTACGGGCACGCCTGCCGCGCAGTCTCCCGTGGACGCTTATGGGCTTGCCAAGCTGGTGAACCCTGAGGGTTGCCCGAAGTACTACACCGAGTTTCGCGCAACGGTCCTGACCAAGGTAACGCAGTTCAAATGGACGCCTAAGCCCACTGCCCCCGCCTTTGTACATAAGGTGCTACAGCCTGCCATCCGGTTCGAGAAAAAGGATTGTCTCGACCTGCCCGAGGTCACGCACACTGAGCGCGATGCGCCCCTCACCCCGCAGCAGGCGAAGTACTATAAGCTCCTCAAGGACGAGATGCTGCTCGAGGCAGCGGGCGAGGAAGTCAGCGCAGTCAACGCAGCTACCAAGATCAACAAGCTGCTCCAGATCAGCGGGGGCGCGGTCTACACGGACACTGGCGCGGTGCTGCACTTCGACGTCAGCAATCGGATTAACGCCGTACTGGAGGCCATCGCGGAGACGGCCAACAAGGTGCTGGTGTTCATCCCCTTCACACACACCATCGAGCTACTACGCGCTAGGATGGATAAGGAGGGCATCCCGTGTGCGGTCATCAACGGTAAGGTGTCGGTCAACAAGCGCAGCGACATCGTGCATCGGTTCCAAACCGAGAAGGACCCGCAGGTGCTGCTCATCCAGCCGCAGGCTGCATCCCACGGGCTTACGCTGACAGCGGCGGATACTATAATCTGGTACGCACCCGTCACCTCAGTGGAAACCTACCTCCAAGCTAACGCGCGCATCGACCGGCCCGGCCAGAAAAACGCCATGACCATCGTGCACATCAAAGGCAGCCCGGTGGAGGACAAGCTGTATACGATGCTACGTGAGAACATCGGCAACCACCAGAAGCTGATCGGTCTGTATCGGGACATTTTGGGCGCGTAGCGCTTGACACTGTTTAAAACACGTTCTACATAATACCGACCATAGAGGAGCAAAATATGGACCTAGCAGACGTACCTGCGGATACGCTCGTCAGCATCTACCGGAAAATCCGGGCGGTGATCGACGAGAAGGAAACCGCACACAAAGGAGAAGTCGGGGAGCTTAAGGGTCAGCTGGATATCGTCAGCGCCAAAATTCTCGAAATCTGCAACGAACAGAACCTTGACAGCATGCGGACCCCTATGGGTACCGTGACACGTCGTACGGCGACTAGGTACTGGACGAACGATTGGCAGTCCATGTACCAGTTCATCAAGGAGCAGGATGCTCCGTTCCTTCTGGAGCAGCGCATCCATAATGGTAACATGAAGCAGTTTCTTGAAGATAACCCCGAGACCCTACCAATGGGTCTCAACGCAGACACCAAGTACGCTATCACCGTACGCAAGCCAACCAATAAGTGAGGAAGTAATGAGCAACATCGCAATCTTCAAAGACGATAACGCAGTCTCGAATATCCGCCGCCCTGTTTCGGAGCTAACTAGGACGGTAGCTACCACTACTTCGGGGCGTCGCATCCAGACTAACACCAACGGTACCTTCAAGCGCATTGTGGGCGGCGAGCAGATCGGCAAGGCCATCCGTGGCGAGTTCAACGCTATCATCGTCGCCATGCTGCCGAAGGTGAGCCGCACCTTCTATGCGGGTAAGTACGATCCGGACGCCAAGCCGACCCTGCCTGATTGCTGGGCGAACAACGGCGAGGTGCCGGAGGCCAATGTACCAAACCGTCAGGCGGCAAACTGCGTCACCTGTAAGAACAACATCGACGGCTCCGGTCAGAACGGCAAGGGCAAGGCGTGTCGCTTCCAGCGCCGTGTGGCGGTGCTACTTGAGGGCGATGTCTCTGGGGACACCTACCAGTTCAACATCCCTGCAAAGTCGCTGTTCGGCAAAGGCAACGGTATCACCCACCCGTTCGAGAGCTACGTGCGTTTCTTGGCTGCCAATGAAGAGTCGGTTGACTACGTGGTTACCAACATCGCCTACAACCTCGACGCCGATACGATGCAGTTGCAGTTCACTCCGTCCCGCCAAATCACGGACGCGGAATACGATCTGGTGCGCACCGCGCAGGAAGACCCTGCTACGCAGCGGCTGGTACAGTTGACCGTGGACGGCGCTGACGGCGCTACCGCCAAGCCCAAGGCGGAAACCGTGCTGATTGAGCGGCAGGTGGAAGACGAAGAAGAGGCCGAAGCCGAAGCGTCCCCGCTGAAGCGCGCTAAATCCCCTGCAAAAACTGCTGCCCCGGCGAAGCCCGAGAAAGCTGCTACTCCGCCGTGGCTCGATGAGGACGAGGACGAGAACGAGGACGAGCCCAAAGTCGCCCCCACCAAGCGCGCTGCCCAGAAGGCAGAGGCGGCTAAGCCCTCAGAGGGTCTTACTAAAGTCCTCAACGCTTGGGCCGATGACGACGAGGACGAGGACTGATGAGCCTTGGCTACAGTCTACGTATTCGTGACTTGAACGCGAAGGCAGATAAGCGCAAGCTAGGCGTTCGCCTTGGCCGGGTGTGCATCAAAAAGGATGTGCCGGTCTCCGTGATCGCTGCGCGTATGGGTGTGACTAGGGCTACGGTGTATAACTGGTACTGCGGGGCTTCGGCCCCGCAGCCTAACATAACCTCCCTGATTGAGACCTATCTTGCTGAGCTTGAAAGCACGGCTGGTTAACTTAACCGGTACTATTAACAGCGTAGAGGGGTGAAGTTCTCGCTCCGTGGGGTGGTGTCTACGATATGGACAATTTCGATCTTCTGACAGCAGTGCAGCCGGAGCAAGGCTGGTTCGCTGTTGTCGGCATCAAAGGTGAAAGTAGGCAGCAGGAGATTGTTGCGACACGCGATGAGTTTAATGACTGGGTACAGCACTTCCAGCGCACCAAGCGCAACATCTTCTTCGGGGTAGCCAAATATAAGGACGGCAGCTCTCGTAAGAAGGATAACGTACTAGCCGCTAAGTCCTTCTGGCTCGATATCGACTGCGGACCCGGTAAGGAATATCCCTCACAGGACGATGCAATCACCGACCTGCGCGCTTTTTGTAAAACCGTAGGGCTGCCTAAACCTACCCTCGTTAACTCAGGGCGCGGCATCCACGTATACTGGCCGCTAGATCGGGATGTTGACCGCCAAGAGTGGGAGCTGGTCGCCAAGCGCCTCAAGGAAGTATGCTTGGTTCAAGGGCTGCGGGTGGACAATAGCTGCGTTGAGATCGCGCGCATCCTGCGGGTGCCCGGTACGTTGAACTTCAAGGGGGATGAGCCGCTCCCGGTAGCCGTACTCAATGTGGGTAAGCCCGTACCCTACAGCCTCTTCCTCGAGGTGTTGGGTGTGAAAGAGCAGCCTGCGCTTGTGCCGCGCTCCGGACGCGGGCTTAGCGCGCTGGCGCAGCAGGTACAGGATAACATCCAGAATAGCTTTGACCGTATAATGAGGCGCGGTGACAACGGCTGCGCGCAGCTTAACTCCTGTTACGTTGAGCGGGAGGACCTCTCTGAGCCCCGCTGGTTCGACGCCTTATCGGTGGCAAAGTTCTGCAAGGACAAGGACACTGCGGTCCACCGCATGTCTGCCGACCACCCCGACTACGACCCGAACAAGACAGAGCAGAAGCTAAAGCACATTGTAGGGCCGCACACGTGCGAGGTGTTTGAGAGCAATAACCCCGGAGGCTGCACCGGGTGCCCTCACAAGGGCAAGATTAAGTCCCCTATCGTGCTAGGCAAGGTTATCGAGGAAGCCACCGAGAAGGATAATACCTTCGAGGAGGAGGCCAGCAACGGCATGGTCACCACGTACAAGATACCCGAGTACCCGTTCCCCTACGTGCGAGGGAAGGACGGGGGCATCTACCGCCAGCCGGAGGGGGAGGAGGGGGAACCCTTCTTTATATACCCTTACGATCTGTACGTGGTGAAGCGCATGCGCGACCCCAATGAGGGGGGTGTCGTACTGCTTCGGTCGCATACCCCGAAGGACGGCGTGGAAGAATTTACCATCTCCAATAGCAAAATCACGGAGCCTGCGGAGGTCCGTAAGGAGCTAGCACGTAAGGACATCTTGCTGGGCAAGAAGCAGTTCGACATGCTCGTGGACTACATCATCCGTTCGTATCAAAACCTAAGGCACAAGAAGAAGGCAGAGCAAATGCGTAATCAGTTTGGTTGGGTGGACGGCGACAGCAAGTTCATCGTTGGTGATCGTGAAATTAGCGCAGCGGGCACGTACCATAGCCCCCCATCGTCGGTAACTCAGGTGCTTACTGACCACATGGTACCCACAGGCACGATAGAAAAATGGAAAGAGGTGTTCAGCCTCTACGGGCGTCCGGGCCTTGAAGGCGCGGCGTTTGCCGCTGCCACCGCATTTGGTGCCCCCCTCCTGAAGTTCTCCGGCCAGCGCGGGGCGATCATCAACCTCGTTAATACCAACTCCGGCACGGGTAAGACGACCACCTTGCATATGTGCAACAGCGTGTGGGGCCACCCAGAGAAGCTCTGTGCAAAGAAGGACGACACGTTCAACTCCAAGGTGTTCAAGATCGGTATCCTGTGTAACCTGCCGGTTACCTTCGACGAGATGTCTAACACAGAGCCGAAGCAGCTGAGCGAGCTTGCCTATCTTATTACTCAGGGTACCGGCAAGGACCGCATGAAGGCGAGTTCGAACGAACTACGGGTTAACCTCACGTCGTGGCAGACCATCGCCCTATGCTCGTCTAACCACTCGTTCTACGAGAAGCTGGAGTTTCTCAAGGAGACACCGCAAGGCGAGATGGCGCGCATCATCGAGTATAGCCTTGACTACAGCGATGCCGTTGACACCGAGACCGGTAAGCAGATGTTCGACCACCAGCTGATGGAGAACTACGGCCACGCGGGCGATATCTACGCGCGCCACATCCTCGAGAACTACGAGGAGGTTAAAAACCTCTTCCTATCTATACAGAATGTGCTGGATACCGAGCTCAAGCTAACGCAGCGCGAGCGTTTCTGGTCGGCTACGGCAGCATCCAACATCGCAGGTATCCGCATTGCCAAACGCCTTGGCCTGATCGACTGGGACCTTAAGGCCATTTTTAAGTGGGTATGCGAGATGCTTACAGTGCTGCGCAAGGATGTACTCCCTCCGATTGACGCCGATAACGAGGTACTTGGGAACTTCCTGATGGGACGTATGGACAATATCCTCATCGTCAACGATGGGGTGGACCGGCGCAGCAAGATGCAGGGGATTCCTATACTGGAGCCGAAACAGGAGGTTATGGTACGTTACGAGCCTGATACCCAGAAGGTCTACATCGCTGTGTCTGCTTTCCGGCGATACTGCTCACTGCGTAACATCAGTTACCGTGAGACGCTCAAGAAGCTCAAGGGTCAGGGGTTGTATATTGATACCGAACTGAAGCGCATGACCAAGGGCATGCCTATGAGTGTGACGCCCGTGCGGGCAATGGTCCTCGACGGGACGCACTCGGACTTTGAGGCTCTCACTGATATTGCTACCGAGCAGGAGGCCGTGGGGGATGCGGGTAGCGGGGGTTGAGTACCTCATCAACTGGCGGGCCTTCACCAAAGGCAGGTCGCTGTTCTTCCCGTGCCTAGACTCCAAGGCAGCGTGGCGCGAGGTGCGCCCTGTAGTCCGTAGGCTGAAGCTAAATGTAGTCCATAAGAGCATAGTGGACCCTAAGTCTGGGATTAGGGGTTTACGCATCTGGCGGGTGTGACTATACAGGCCGCGAGAGTTTGCTCCTCTCTGGTTGCACCTACCCCCGCTGGGCCACCCCAGCGGGGGTATTTTATTAGGTGTCGTTGGGAAGTAGGGCTTCGCGCTCACCCACACCGTAAGTGACCCCCTCGACCGACTTGAGCTCCCGTGTCTCGCGTCCGCGTATCGACTGGAATACATCTTTCGGCTCAATTAGGTACCTAGACAGCGGCCTACCATTCGGGCCCAGAGGCACCTTGGAGTTGTAGCGCTTGATCCGCTCCACCATAATCTGGATATCTTCCTGAGTGGTGTCCGAGTCATCGAGAATATCGCGATACTCCTTGAACAGGTTGCCGCGCTCCTTCTCCATAGCTCGCATCCAAGACTGGGTCTTGCGGTTCTCTTCGCGTACCCGTGCCAACTCATTTGGTGCAAACCCAAGCACCTGCCCGACGAGCTCGTTAGTGGTGAACTCGCTCGCCTCACGGACCGGCAAGCCGCTCCTAGTCGTCTCCCCCTCGCTTGCGAACCGCTCGGCTGTGAACGCACCGCGCACCGCTGCCGGCATGATTTTGGTAAAGCCTTTCGACCAGTTACCCTCCATAAATTCGTTGATGCCGTCGATCATGTTAGCACCCTGCGAAACCTGCGGCGCGAGGTTGGAAGAGAGGAAGTTGAACGTCGTTTCGCGCAGGTTGTCCCCACGTGGGAAGTCCCGCAACCAGAGGTTACTCTGGGACAAGCGGGTGGTCCAATCGTACCCCGTAAGCTCAGAGAGCACTCCCCGTTGAGCGACCCTAGTCGCCATAGAATCGGAGCCAAACTGCTCAGGTAGCCACTGGAACCGGAACCTGTAGTCCGCGCTATCTGCACCAAGGGGATCGAGCTTGCGCCACTCCTCCATCTCGTCCTCGTCCAGAAAAAGAGGCATGATGGTGTTAACAATGCCGGTAATCAGTCCGTAACCAAAGTTAGCACCAATCCCTGCGCCCAGCGCCGTAAAACTCAGCACCATAGATAGCTCACCGAAAGCCTGTAGGCGCGACTGCGTGGGGTCACCTTCAGTCAGTGCGTTTAGCATCCGGAAGTAGTACGCCGTGCGCTGCACGGAGTAGGTGCGTAGGAAGCCCATCATGCGCCGCAACATACCGCCCCGGAACACATCCAGTTTCTCAACATCGGTATAGTCACCGATGGTCTCGTTGGTGTTGCGTACAGCCGCCTCTACAGCCCCCTCGACTGCTTCCTCGTGCGACTTACCTAGCTTCTTAAGCCGGTTATACTCCAACTCCGCGAAGGACATGCCAGAGATTTCACGGGTCACTTGGTCCATAGAGCTAAACAGCGCGCCCGACATGGTGACGAGCTTCTCATAGTTCTCGAGTGCGCGCTTAGTCCCAGTGGCTGCCGTAGTGCCGGGGGTAGCCCGGTTGCGTAGCAGCATGTCCATCTGCTTTTGTGAAAATAGGTCGCGCTTCAGGTTCAACTCCTTCCAGAGCCGGGCGCGTAGGGGGTTATTCTTTACATATCCGGTGTTACCGATAGTAGGGGCAACAAGCGATACCTCTCCAGTTGCCGGGTCGGTCTCACGCACAGCCTGCACAGACTGTAGCAGAGGCGTGTAGCTAGCTACCATTTTCAACGCCTGCATCGGGCCGTAGCGCGCCACCATGCGCGGCATCACTTGGAAGGGTAGGGTCAGGGGCTGCACGGCAGCGGACGCGATAGACGTCATCAGCGAGAGGAAGGTGAACTCGTTGACGCGCTGCTCAAACATACTCCGCTGCGGAGGGTCTATCCCATCCCGTGTCCGGTCAACGATGGTGTTAACCATTGCGGTTAGCTTGGCACGTTCCGCAGGGTCGCCTTCCTTGATACTGTCGTAGGCGGCTTCGATCTGGGTTTGAATACGACCACCGTACACAACCTTGGGCAGCTGCGCAGCGTACTGGCTAGCAGCGACACGGAACACGCGCAGTGCATCCGCAGACTGACCGGTTACGAGTTCCGCATGTATGAACTGCTTACGCAGGCTCCGTTCTGGCAGCGTCATCAGGTAGGTCTGATACAGCCGATCCTTCATGCTTTTACGGAACCGCGCGGCATCTTCAGCAGTCGAACCCTCAGGGGCCTTTGTCTCGTCTACGGCTGAGAACAGTTTGCTTAGGAGGAAGCTCGCGGCGGTTACATTGTCGCGTGCGGTCCCATTCGGTCTCTCAAAGGCGTCTTCGTACTCCTTAGTGCCACGCTTAAGCCCCAGCTGCTGGGCACGCTCTTCTTGAAACTCGTTACGCTCTTGCGCCGACTCAAAGTGGTAGCGCTCGCGCTCTACGCGCACACCAGTCTTTACCAGCAAGACATGCTCCCCGAAGCGCCGGAACGGGAAGTACTCTTTTGGAAGTAGGTTCTCAGGGACCCCCTTATAATCCCCGTCTTCCACGACCGTGTCCTCATCAACATCGCCGCGTGCTTCCCGGATCAGTTTCTCGGTAGCCTCCTTACTAAGCCCAAGGTTACGGATGTCTTCGTCCTGTGCCGCGCGGAGCGCAGCGTACATATCCTTATAGAACTGCCGCATCTGCGTGTAGGTTTTGTGGCCCCCGTCCAGCTTACCCAGCTTCTCCCACGCATCCCATGCAGTGTCGATATCGGCAGTGCGGCGTTTCACGCCCTTGGCGTTATTGTTCTTCCCGTAGTGGTTGAGCACCTTGTCGTTCTTGAGGGCCTCCGCACGGGTAGCGTGCGCAGTGACGTCAACCTTGTTGACGCGGGCAATGGTCATCATGGCCGACAGCTCGGCCTGACCGTGCTTATTGACGAACTTCTCGACCTCACGGACACGGCGGCGCATAGCGTCCTGCATGGAGCCGCGCATACCACGCATGTTCTGCTCGAGTTTGGTGATATCGTTTAAGATAGACCCGAGACCGGGACGCATCTTGCTGATAGCATCCCTGATCCATGAAGTTGGTTGCAGGGCCAGTTTGATAGGTGTCAGTATCTCGCTGCCCACCGCTTCCATGAACGCCTTGCGCTTCTCTTTAGCCTCGAGCTTTACGGCGTCGGTAACCTCGTCCAGCCCGGCATTGAACCCAGCTGCTTGGTTAGCCATCTGAGCTTTGAAGAGTCCCTTGTTTATCTTCTCCTGTGTATTCTTCTTTGCATTCTTCTGGGGGAGGTAGCTGGGGGTATAGCTGGGGTCCCCGCTAAACACTCGGGAAGCCTCGACATCCCCTGTATATAGCAATTGGTTACCGATACGCAGGGCCTCGGCAAGGGCAGAATCACTCTTTACCGACAGACCAAGGATAGCGCGTACGACTTCGATGAAGCGGGTGAATATGGTCTTCTTACCACCAGCGAACGGGATCGTATCAAGGTACGCCATAACGTCAGGATTAGAGAGAGTCCAAGCAAGGAGCTCATGCTCGTTATCAAAGGTATTGGAGTAGCCGTCGAGGAAAGACTGCTCCACTGGGTCTAGCTCTTGCCCGGAACGCGCACGTCCATCCATATAGGCGCGCACGGCAGCCAGTACAGCGCGCAAGTCTTCGCCCAGACGTGCGGTCCTAGTGCCCTTAAGGTTGGAATCAAGAGCGAGTGACAGGTAGGGGCTGGTGGCTGCGTGTATGAACTCGTGAAGTATAGTCTCGTACTGCATTCCGGAGAATGGGCCCAAATTGGCGGCATTCACATAGATGACAATACCACTGCCCTCGAAGCTAGTGACGGCGAGAGCGTCAGTGTCCAATAGTTTAACTACATTATCAGGTAGGCCGCTCGTATCGCTGACCACCTTGAAGTCGATATCAATACCAAAACCCCGCAACCGGGTAATCGCCCGCTGCACACCTCGAGCAATGGCAGCAAATGCCTTATTGGGCGCGGTATCTACGAGCCACTGGAGTACCTCACTAGTCAACATACCCCTTAGTTCGGACTCAACCTGCTCTGGCTTGCGTGCGTCGCTACGGGAAGTCTTACCACGCTGCGCACGCTGTACACCCGCCTCACGGAGGCGGAACTTGAGGTTGCGACGTTCTTCTGGGCTAAGGTCCTTATCGCGAAGCCGCTGCCGTATAGTCGTAGTCGCACTCTTACGCCCAGTACGCTTGGCCTCGAACCGGGCTCTTGCGCCGCTCACGATATCGCGCTGGATCGTATCTAGGCTGCGTTGTAGCCGCGAAGCCGTGCTTTCTAGATCGGCTCTGTTCGGGTTAGGCTGGCCCAGCACTTCCCTTGGTACCGCGCTAACCTGCTCTTGCGCCTCATCGACTTGGCGTTGGAGGTCGATAGCCTCCAGCCACTGATTACGCCGCTCTGGCGGAAGGGCACGTAGCTCCTGCTCTGAAGCAGGTGCCCGCAACATATCAAGCGCTTCAGCTACATCAGCGTCAGAGATTTCCCGCGCCGCACGCGCGGTCCCCAGCTCGGCAGTGAGGGCTTGCTGCGCGCGCATACCCTCAGTCAACTGCGCTGCACCTTCGACAGGACGTCCCCGCTGAGTACCTTGGGTACCGCGCTGCACGGGACGCGCCCCACGAGCATCGCCCGGAGCAACTACAGTTACGGGCACAGCAGGTTCTTCAACTGCCTCTTCGGGGAGGACGACCTCTAGCGGCGGAGGGGCTTCAGTCGGGGCTTCCACTACCGGCGCAGGCTGCGCTTCGGGCACGGCTACTTCAGGTTCAATAACCTCCGCTTCGACAGGCGCAGGTGCGGCAGCCTCCATAGCGTCGATACCGAGAACGTTGGTAAGAGCTGCGGAAGCTTCGAGGCCCGGAGTGCGCGCCATCCGGTTAGCGGCAGCGGTAATCTCCTTGGGTGTGATCTCCACACCCTCGAAGTCGGAGGTCGTAAGTGCAGTAGCGAGCATCTCCCTAGCAGCAGAGATGCGCTCGGGGGTCACCTTCTTCTTAACATCCGGTAGTGACAGCGAGATGGGCGCAACAGGCTCTACGGCGGGAGCTACAGGCGCAACCGCAACCTCAGGCGCGGGAGCAGGGGTTATACCCACTTCAGCAAGCTGCGCAGCCACTTGCGCCTCAGGCGTAATAGTTTCCGCCGGGGGGATGACGGGCGCAGGTTCAACCGTAGCAGCGGGTGCAGGTGCAGCTTCTACCGTAGCAGCAGGTGCAGGCGCAGACGCCAACGTAGGTTCCGGGATCGGTTCAGTTGTAGCGGCAGGAGCAGCGGCAGAAGCGGCAGAAGCAGGAGCAGGAGCAGCGGCAGCGGCAGCGGGAGTAGCAGCGGCAGCGGCAGAAGCAGCAGCGGGAGTAGGGCCGGTCGGGCGAAGCTCACCTATAGCAAGCTGCGCGGCTACATCTTCCGGCACGCCGTACATAGATACGAACTGGGCAGTAAGTGCGTTAAACTCAGCAAGCTGCTCAGGGGTGGTAAATATCTGGGCTGCTATGGCATCAATGCCCGATGACGGGGCGGCTGGGCCCCCCGCAGGTGGAGTACCACTAGTACCCGATGACGGGGCGGCTGGGCCCCCCGCAGGTGGAGTACCACTATTACCCAGTGACGGGGCGGCTGGGCCCCCCGCAGGTGGAGTACCACTAGTATCGGGTGCAGGGGCTTTACCGCGATCACCAATGGCCCCGCTGATACCGCCAAAGCCACCACCCAGAAGCGCACCGCCAATTGCCGCCTGATAATATTCGGCGCGCGCGCTGGCATCGGAGAGTGAAAGGCCCGCCTGCCAGCGCTCCAGCCCAGTCTGGGCCATTTCCTGTGGGACTTCGAAGGCTACACCTTTACCCACCCCGCTCGCAACGCCGCGAGCAAATGACACATTACCCTTGGAGACCGCGTCTTCGAGGATATCAGCAGCTTCTTTCGTGGCCTTCTTACTACCCTCACCCAGCAAAGGGCGCGTGAACGGGAATAGCTTAGCGAGGGGCTTAAAGAAACGCAGCCCTGCAAGGTCGAGCGCGGCCTGCCCTGCGCCCGCCGCTACGGCTTTCCCTACAGAAGTCTCTACCGGGGTTTCCCCCGCAGCGAGCGCGGCTTCTTGCTCCTGTGCCTGCCGCAGCAGGTTTTGTGCGGTGTATTGTGTGCCTGCCGTGGCCGTCCCGGCCACAAGGCCCCCGAGAGGCGTAGTGACAAAGGAAGCCCCTATACCCGCAGCGATAGGCGCTGCCATCTGCCCAAGCGAACCCCCGAGCAACTGCTTAAAGGCAGCAAAGTTTTCGCCTTCGCCAAACCCGACTGAGCGGGAGTCTGACTCACCCGCTGCAACAAGCGCGCGGCGGTTTTCCTTAGTCGGGTTAGCGGCGAAAGCTGCTGCTTCATCGGAAAGGCCAAGAGTCTGCATGCCCTCAGAGAGGGAGCTAAAGAAGCCTCCCAGCTCTTTCTCTTCTTTCTGCGCGCCGCCCTCCGCCTGCGAGCGGACTACATCAAAGAGCCTCGAAGGGTCTACGTTGGCTGGTGCCTGAACGTCGTAGATGCGCCCCTTGTAGGAGATGGAGTATATACGATCAGGCATGCGCTACCTCGCTGGCGTTGTGGCGTCACGGACACTGATAATGTTCATACCCGGGTTATCCTGCGCTCCACCAGTTGTTTGGCCGGGGTATTGTGCGCCATCGGGGGGGGAACCGACAAAACCAGCATCCCGCGCCATCGCGAGGATTTGAACTGGGCTTGCGCCGGGGTTGCTCTCCTTATACGCAGCTACTATAAATTCGAACGTCGATTCCGGCTTTTGTCGCTCTGCAAATTCCGTCCTCCTGAGCTCTCGATCTGCTTTGGCGTTAGCTTCTTCAGAAGCGAGTTCGCGACCCTTGAACTCCATCTGCTGTTTAAACTGATCTTGATTCATACCTGCCTTATATACATCTACGCCAAGTTCGACCCCGGCAGTAGCAGTTTTACGGTCCACGTCCTCAAGAGCCATAAGCGTGCGGATGGCATCGCTCTTGGCGGCTTTGCGCTCCTTCTTCGAAGCCGCGACACCGGGTAGCGTAGCGGTAGCGGCCTCACCAATAGCTTGCAGCAAGAACGGCGAGTTACTCGCAGCCATACGGAAGCCCATCTCCGTAAGCGCCTGCCACATATCGCTCTTACGCTCTTTTTCCTGACTTGCAGGGTCGAGCTCTTCCATCGCGTAGGAGCGTGCACGGTCAAGTTCTTCGCGCGGCATCCCATCGAGCATACTGCGGCCCATCCTGAGCGAGTCTTGGAGGGACATACCTCGCCCTTGCGCAGTGTTGATGTCCCGTTCGGGGATTTCCCCGGTATCCTTACTACCTGAATAGCGCCGTAGAATATCTTGCTTGTACGCGCGGGTTTTATCCCCGTGAATTGCTCGGTTAGGCCCAGCGAAATGGAAGGCGGCTGCCTCCTCTACATTACCTTTACCGAATGCAAGGATGTCCTCCATTTGGGAATTCATCAGGCTCTCTTGGTAGGCGATGCCTTCCTCCGTACGGCCACTTTTACCGGTCATGAGGTCGGGCCGGTATTCTACCCCTATACGCTTAGCCAACGCGCGAGCGGTAGCGGGCATAAACTGATAGCCGCCCATCGCACCGCTACCTTGGGTGTTTAGAGCACCGTAATCCCCGCTACTTTCCCGCATTAGTAGGGCACGGCGAAGGCGCACGGCGTCAATCTCTCCGCCCTCACGGAAAGCTACGATCCCACCAGCAGCATAACTACCGTTATCTGGCTCATCGAACATAGCGTCAGGCTCATCGAACATAGCGTCAGGTACGGGGAGCATAGCAAGCCCGCCCTCAGCCATACCCATCGGAGCTTCTTGCGGCATACCCATCTCAGGAGGCATACCCATCTCAGGAGGCATACCCATCTCAGGAGGCATACCCATCTCAGGAGGCATACCCATTCCCGGTGCCATGGGCGGCATGCCCTGAGGGAGATCGCCTAGTCCACCAGCAGGGAGGGAAGGTGCTGGCGGTACTGGCGGCACGCCGCCCATGACCTGTTGTGCGACCGTAGACTGGGGCGTGCCTTCCTGCATCTGCCCTGCACGCATACGGTCGATGAACATACCCGCAAGAACGCCCGCCGTGGGGTCTACGATCCCTAGCTGCATCGCCTGCGCGATCTGTTGCTTATTACCCGCGTACTCCTTGGCGATGTCTTCGGGCGACTGGATGCTGAACGGTTTAGCCATCTATCTTCCCTTAACCCCCCCGGAGTGTATTCGCGAGGCCCAGACCACCAAGGCCAACGCCCATAATCTGCTGGGCGACACCCGGAGCCTGTGCGTACATCGACTCCGTGGTATTGGGCTGAATAGGCACACCCCGAAGCAGGCTGCTGTATTGCTGAAGCATCTCGCGCGGGAAATCACGCTGGCGCAAGAAGTCCTGATACGCAGTGGTGAGATACTGCTGCTGGAGCGCCTGCTGCTGCGCGGCTGTCTGGGCCTGCTGGTTAAACCGCCCCCTATCGTCCTGCGAGCGTGCACTACCAATATTGCTAAGGGTCTGGCCCATCTGTCCAGCTTGGCCGAAGCCAGCCAGCGCCTGCTGCGCGCCAAACTGGCGCGACTGCTCTCCCATCCGTTGACGTTCAAGGTCCGCCTGCTGGTTAGCACGGAGTGCTTCCAGTCCAGTCTGGGCACTAAGCCCCTGCGTCTGGAGCGCGGCAGACAAGTTCCGCTCCCCCGAGGTGAGCGCAGACTGCTGGTTAGCAAGTGCAGCGCGTAGCGCCTGATCTGCACTAAGCCCCTGCGTTTGGAGCTGTGCGGCTAGGTTCTGCACATTGGTCTGTGAAGCTGCGTCGAGGTTAGCAAGGGATGCCCGAAGACCAGTCTCGGTCCCGAGCTGTTGCTGTTGGATCGCCGCCCCGAGGTTGCGCCCACCTATGTCAGTAGTCGCGTCCCGATCACGCTGGAACTGCCCCTGCGCGTTCTCAAAGGCACTCTGCATGCCGCGCGACTGGATATCCCCAAGCTGCTGGCCAAGGTTCCGCTCGCGCTCCATGCCCGCAAGGAGTTGGCGACTGCCGCCAAAAGTCCCCTGCCGGGCTGCACCCAAGTCCTCGTTAACCTGTCCGCGACGGGCGCTAAAGACGGCCTCGCGCATCTGCGGCTCAAGGGCCTGCTGGATGAACGGCGACATGTACTGCTGCGCCTGCTCGACCCCGAATGCCTGAGGGCCTCCCATCCGGAACTGCTCGAGCCCCTGCTGGCCGAACCCAGTCTGAGCGGCTTGCATCTGGGGGGTACTAAATTCGCCACCCTGCACCGCGCTCGGTGCGCCCATGCTAAACTGCTGGAGGTTAGGCTGACCGATCTGCTGCGCACCGAACTGGTTCGGGTTATACTGCGCAGCCTGAAGCGACCCAAGACCTGCCGCTTGGGTAAAGTTACCCGCCGCGCCAAACTCACCCGGAGTCTGCTGCCCAAGGATACCCTGCTGCACCTGCTGTTGTCCCGGGGTGAACCCGGCAATGCGCTCCTGCCCGTAGAGCGGATCGCGATCCGTAAGCAGTGACTGCGAACGCTGCATGAGGTTCTCGAAGTACGGACGTGCGTACTCCGGCAGGTTGGTCTGTGTGACCGTTTGTTGCTGGGGTTGACTGCCGCCGCCGCTTGCCATGTCAGACTCCTAGCTCAAAATGCCGAAGGGTAGGCACGTACCCATCCCGCTCAAATATCTTCTGCCAACCATCACGCCCGGCACCTTCGATGCCGTTACAGCCGTTATCTTTTGCCCACGACCTCAGCACCTCTAGCATAGGTGCCTTCCAACTGAAACCGTCTCGACCCCCGCAAAACTCTAGGAAGAGGTATTTCTTACGCGGGTACTCGGTAAACCGAGTAATTACTGCACCTTTGATACCGTCCTCGTCGAAAGCCACCCACAGGGGGTAGTTGAAGTCCGTAATCAGGCTGTAGACGTCCTCTAGCAGATACTTACCAGAGACGTACCGAAGTGCCTTAGTTACATACCCTTCCACCTGCGGCCACACGGTATCGACGTATTCGGAGGGGACTAGTGATACCTGAATATCGCTCATGCTAGGCCCCTACGCACCCTAGTATCCTGACCGCGCTTAGCCTTTTTCCGCGCCTTGTGCGCTTTGTCCATAAGCGCGTAGAGCTTTTTAGTGCCGCGCGCACCGCTGCCACCGCCTACACGGCGCACCGCTTCGGGCTGGAAGATCACTTCGTCACGGGCCACGCGCGCTTCCTG